GCCGGCCGCGTCCCGGGTGGCGGTGACGGTGGCGTCCATGCCGGCGTCGAGGGTGCGGGCGGTCACGCCGGCGATCCGCTCGCCGCGCGGGATGTCGAGGATGAGGCTCCTGTCGCCCGCGCCGTCGGTGGACATGCTGGCGGCCGCCTGCTGGGAGGGGTTGACGGTGTTCGCGCCCACGCCGATGATCCTGCTGCCGCGGGGCACGCCGACCATCAGCGTGTAGTCGCCCTTGCTTCCGGCCTGCAGCATGCTCGCGGTGGCGGGCTTGTTGGGGTCCAGGGTGGTGGCGCCGGCGCTGGTGACGCCCGCGCCGCGCGGGATGGACAGGTCGAGGACGCGCTGCAGGCCGCTGCCGCGCAGCGAGGACGTGGCCGGCTGGTTCGGGTCGAGGGTGGTGGTGTTGCCGCCGGTGATGCGCGCGTCCGCGATGACCTGGTTGGCGGCCGCGACCGCGTTGTTCGCGTCGGTGATGGCGTTGTTGACGCGGATGATGGCGGCGTCGCCGTCCGCGATGAGTTGTTCGAGGCGGGTGAGGCTGTCCTGCCCCTGGGTGCTTTCGGCGTCCCATACGGCGCGTTCGACGACGCCCTTGAAGTTGCGGGAGCAGATCTTGGCGCCGTCCGCGGTGGTGACCTCCACGCCCAGGGCGATGACGCCGGGCTTGGCGATCGCCCGCCTGGGCAGCGTCGCCCGGTATGTGGCGGTCGCCTCGCCGCTTACCGGGCTCATGGTCACGCGGTCGCCGACCTCGACGCCCGGCGCGGTGTTGTAGGCGAGCGCCACGCTCTTGATGCCGGTCGTGGAGGTGATTGGCTGGCCGTTGTCGGTGATGGCGACGGTGATGGTGCGTCCGTCCCTGTCGCCGGCGTTGAGTCGGATGTCGGCGATCCAGCTGTTGGAGAAGTCGAGACTGATGGGCGTCTCGGTGACGTCGCGGAATCCGTCGAGGGTCATTTCCCTGTTCCTTTCGTGAGGTCGTTGAGGCGGGCGATGGCGTCGCGCAGGCGTCGGCGCGCGTCGTCTCCGGAGGTGTCCGCGGCGGCGTCATTGGCCGCGGCGAGCGCCGTCTGTGCCGGCTGGGGGTCGAGGATGTCGGCGACGGCGTCGAGCGCGTCCGTGATGAGCGTGACGCGGCTGGCCACGTAGTCGGGTGTGGCGATGGTGTACGAGGCTGGTTCGGGTTCGGTGACGTCGCTGGCGTCGACGCGCAGTCGGGTGCCGTCGTCGAGTTCGGCGATGAAGATGATGCCCCGGTCCTGCGCGGCCTTGAGCGCGGCGGGCTCGTATCCGGCGAGGATGCCCTCGCTGTTGCCGATGGGGTCGTGCGCCCAGTATCTGGTGATCCTTGGCATGGGTGTCCTTTCAGTTGATGCAGAATCCGTTGATGTACTCGGTCGTTGATTGGAACCAGGTGATGGTGCCGTCCGAGGAGGATGTGATTTTGGAGATGTAGTGGTGTTTGCCGTTGTAGGCGTGTGTGGTGGTGACGTGGGTGTCGGTGGTCTTGGCGACGGACAGGATGGGCGTGCTGATGCGCAGGCATCCGCCTTGCAGTTGGAGCCCGTAGTAGACCTTCGACGGGTTGGATACCTCGTACATGCCGCCCGAGTAGTCGATGTAGCCGACCTTCTTGCCCTTGCGGTAGCCGGCGAGCTGTCCGATGCTGTTGAGCTCGATGCCGTACCAGTCCTTGCTGCCGCACGCGAAGGTTCCTTCGGCGGTGATGCTGGTGGCGGTCATGCCCCGGGTGGCGAGTTCTCCGGTGTCGAGGTTCCATTGGTTGTGGCCGGCGGCATCGGAGAGCTTGCCTGTGTATATGGCGTTGGCGTAGATGCCGTTGCCGTCGGCGAGCGCGCGGAAGTCCCAGTCTCCGTTCGCCTTCTTGCTGTTGGCGATGCGCCAGTATCCGCCTCCGATGTGGATGCATTGGGTGGGGTTCTGGTCTTCGGGCTTGTCGTACACGTAGATGCCCTGGCCGGGTTTGAGGTACGTGTAGCCGCCGGTGGCGTTCATGATCTGGTTGATCCGGTCGATGAGGTCCTTCATGTACGGGCCGGCGCCGCCGGCGGCGCTGTTCCATGCGCCGGAGTTGGAGACGAGCTTGTCCAAGGCCTGCTGTTGGGCGGCGAGGCGCCGCGTGTAGGATTGCCGGATGTTGCCGAGGGTGATCTTGGTGTCGGCGAGGCTGCCGGCCAGGTCTTCCTCGATCTGGAGGATGCGGCCTTCGAGGCGCAATGGTGTGGTGAAGCTGGTGTCGATGATCTGCACGCCGTCGCCGACGTCCGTGCCTTCCGCGCTGAGGCCGGCTTGTCCGAGGGCGGTCACGTCGGCCGTGTAGGAGACGACGGGCGTGGTGCGGGTCTTGAGCGCGTTTTTGGTGAGGGTGAGGAGTTCCTTGGGGTCTTCGCAGTCGGGGAAGTCCACGCTTGCCTCGCTGTGGTGTTTGGTGCCGTCGGGGCCGGGTATGCCCCAGTTGGCGAGCGCTTGGTCGTCTTGGACGTAGGGTTTGCCGTCGTTGACGTCGGCGAAGCTGATCTTGCGGCTGTATCCGCCGGTGGCCTCGCCTTGGTCATTGGTTTGTTCGATGCCTTTGCCCCACCCGTAGAGGCGGGTGATGACGTCGCCGCTGTCGATGTCGCGTTTGATTTGGGTGAGGTCCTTGCCGTATTCGAAGCGTTTCGTGGTGTTGGTGGAGCCCCGGTGTTCGACGAGGTGGATGATGCGCCGGCCGATCTGGTTGCCGGTCGGGTCGGGCTGGTATTCGGTCTGGACTTCGAGCCCGTAGGTGTCGGCGGTCTTCTGGACGGCGTCGAGGACGGTGCAGTGGTAGAATGCGAGGTCCGCCGTGCCGGTGATGGTGCCGGTCTCGACTGTGCCGACCGCCCACCGGGTGCCTTCGAGGGCTTTGGTCAGGCAGGCTTTGGCGTTCGCCTTGCGGTTGCGTTTGTCCTCGATGTACGTGCGCGAGAGTTCCGCGATGCTGCCGGTGCAGTAGGCGACGGTGACGGGCATGCCTGCGGCGCGGGCGGTCTGGGTGGACTGGCACAGGTATTCCGCCCAGCGGCCCATCGAGTCCTTGAACACGATGCGTTCGTCCTTGTTGATCTCGCCGATGGTGGTGATGTCGAGGGTGTCGGTCGCGTCGGTGGCTCTGGTGCGGATGGCCTTGATGGCATAGGGGAGGTCGCCGAGCGGGTTGCCCCAGCGGTCGAACAGCATGTATCGCATTGGTGCTCCTAGATGAGGGTGAGTGGCCTGTACGTGAGGCTGGCGCTGGTTGCGCCGGTGAGGGTGAGCGTGTTCAGGCCGGGCAATAGGGGGAAGTAGTCGGATTCGAGTGTGGGGGCCATGAGGTTGCCGTTGACGCGCAGCTCGCGCTTGTCGGGGTCGGTGATGATGGTGATGCGGCCGGTGATCGCGGTCATGCCAGCGATGGCGAGGGTGTGGCCGTGCGCGTCCTTGACGCTGATGGTCTTCGCGCCGTTGGCGGGGGCGATCGTCCATGTGGGCCAGCATGGCCGGTTGCCTTTGGCGTGGATCGTGGTCGCCCCCGTTTTGAGCGCGGCGGTGATGGTGCGGCCGATGAGGCAGGGATGGGCGTCGATGGTGGCTTGCACGAGCGTGGCGATCTGGTGGTCGCCGGTCCATTTGTCCTCCCATGCGCCGAGGCTCAAACGTCCCTCGTATTCGCCGGGCAAGCCGCGCCATGAGAGCGTGACCACGGTGCCGGAGAGGGCGGCGAGGCGGGTTTTGGCGGTGAGGATGTCGTCTTCGCCGCCGATGGCGTACAGGTTGAGCGTGATGGTGCGGTTGCCCATGTATGCGGCCCCGGTCGGGTCGGTGAGGGTCAGGTCGAGCCGGCCGTCGCGGCCGGGCATGTCCTGCATGCTCACCGTCGGCGCGGCCTTGTCGATCGCGATGCCGGCGGAGGTCAGGGAGAGCATCATGCGTTCCAGCGGCGTGCCGTTGAGCGTGGGGTCCTCGACATGCGGCAGGCGCATGCGTCGCTGGTAGAGCATATGCTCTCCTCTCTGGTTTTAACGGCCTCTCATGGCGAGGCTGTTGAGTTCGTAGCTCATGGGTTTGGCGAGCTTGCCGGCCATGACCTCGCCGCCCCGATCGGACAGGTTGAGCGTGATCCCGGCCGTGAGCGCCTGATCGATCGCGTCGATGATGTCCTGCTTGGTCGCGTACTCGGCCGTATGGTCGTCCACCGTGTAGGCGATCCGGCCGTTGCCGACGACGGCCGAGTATGCGAGCGGGGTTTCGAGCCGGCTGGCGTCGGTCTTCAGGCTCACGGTCGGGACCATGTCGGTCAGTCCGTCGATGCTGTCGGCGACGAGGCCGCTGGCCTTGTCGATGCCTTGGGCCATGCCGGCGGGTATCCATTTGCCCACTTCGTCGCGGAAGATGCGTGACGGGCTGTGGATGCCGAGCACGCCCTTGGCCCAGCCGATGAGGTTTTTGCCGAGATTGCCGATGGTGTCCTTGACCCATTTGAACGCTCCGCCGATGCCGTTGATGAGGCCTTGGATGACCTGACGGCCGGTGTCGTACAGCCATCGGCCGGCGCCGCTGACCGCGCCGAGCACGGTGCTTTTGATGCGGCCGACGGTGTTGCTCACGCTCTGGATGCCGTTGGACACGGCCGATGTGATGCCGTGCCAGATGTTTCCGAGGAACGAGCTGACGCGGTTCCATACGCTCGTCCATACGCCGCTGATGGCGTTCAGGACGGTCGAGATGGTGTTGCGCACATTCTGGATGCATGTGGACACCACGCCGCTGATCGCGTTCCAGATGGTGGACACCACGCCGCTGATCGCGTTCCAGATGCTCGCCCACACGCTCTGGATCGCGTTGAGGACGTTGCCGATCGTGGTCTTGATGCCGTTGATGATCGGCGTGAGGAACGCGACGATGCCGTCCCATGTGGTCGTGAAGAACGATTTGATCGCGTCCCATGCGCCCTGCCAGTCTCCCTTGAGGAAGCTGAGGAACACGACGATAACTGTGCGGATCGCGTTCACCACGGTCGAGATGCAGGAGCTAATCAGCCCGAAGATCGTGGACACGACGTTGTAGATCGCCGTCCATACGGTGCTCCATACGGTGTTCGTGCTGTTCATCTGCTGGGTGATGAACGAGAGTATCCAGCCGAACACGGTGTTGATGCCGTTCTGGATCGCCTGCAAGGGTGCGACGATGAGCGCGCCGATGACGGTGAACACGTTGACGATGAAGTCGCGTATCCCGTTGAATATCGTCGTGGCGGTCGTGCTGATGCCGTTCCAGACGCCGGACAGGAACGAGGTGATCGACGTCCATGCGCTGGTGATGCCGCCGCTGATCGCCGACCACAGATTGGCGAGGAATTCGCCGAGCCCGTTCCATATCGCCTTAGCGCCCTCCACGAGCGCGGCCCATGTCTCGGACAGCCATGAGGTGAACGCGGCCCATGCCTTGCGCCCGGCCTCGGTCTGGGTGAAGAACCATGCGAGCGCGGCCACGACGGCCGCGACGGCGACGGCGATCGCGCCGATGGGGTTGGCGGCTATGACGGCGTTGAACGCGCCCTGCACGGCGGTCGCCATCTTCGTGGCCGTGCTCCATGCGGTCTGTGCGGTCTTGACGAGGCTCAGCCCTCCGGCCATCTGTTTGAGCATGGCGACCGGGCCGCCCAGGTCCGTCATGAGCATGATGCCGTTGCTGACGCCCTTGGCGGCGGTCGTCACCGTGTTCATGGTTCCGGTGAGCGCCTGCAGACCGCTGTTGAGCGCCTGATAGCCCTTGACTGCGGCGAACGCCGTGCCGATGCCGATGATGATGGGCGCGAGTTCCTTGCCGTGCCGGACGAACCAGTTGAGCGTGTCGGCGACGAGTTTGATGCCGTTGGCGAGACCGTCTGGGGGGATCATGTGCGCCCAGTCGATGACCATGTTGACGACGCCCATGATCGCGTCCCGAATGGTGTCCCATGCGCTTTTGAACGCGGTGATCGCGCCGTTTTCCTCCAGTTTGGAGTAGAGGCGCTGGAACCAGCCGATGAGCCCTTCGATGCCTGCCTGGACGACGGGCACGGCGTTGGTGACGCCGTCGGCGATCCAGCTCATGCCGCCGGTGATGGCGGGTTTGGCGGTGTCGAGCACGCTCGCGCCGAGCTTGACGAACGCGGCTTCGAGGTTGCCGGTGGCTCCCTCGATGGTGCTGGCGCTGGTGGCGGCTTCCACGGCGGCGTCGGTGAAGCCCAGGGACATGATCGCGTCGTTGAATTCCTGTGCGGTGATCTGCCCGTCGGCCATGGCGTCGCGGAAGTTGCCGGTGTAGGCTCCGGCTTCCTTGAGCGCCTGTTGGATTTTGCCGCTTGCGCCGGGGATCGCGTCCGAGAGCTGGTTCCAGTTCTCGGTCGTGAGTTTTCCTTGGCCGGCGGTCTGGGTCAGTACCATCGCCACGCTTTTGAAGGTGTCGGCCGATCCGCCGGCGACGGCGTTGAGGTTGCCTGCGGCTTCGGCGAGCCGGTCGTAGTTGGGCACGCCGTTGGCGGCGAGCTGCGCGGTGGTGTTGCGGATGTCGTTGAGGTCGTAGACGGTCTTGTCGGCGTAGTCCTGCGTGCTGGCGGTGAGTCGTTTGATCTGCCTCTCGCTGACGCCGGCGAAGTTCAGTGTGCTGGCGAACTTCTGGGCGCTGTCGGAGGCGCTGGTGATTTCGCCGGACAGGCCCATGAACGCTTCGATGGCCTTGCCCGCGACGCTTTGCGCGATGCCGGTGATGACGCCGAGTTTCGCGCCGAAGCCGCCGGCGAAGCCGTTGCCGGCTTTGATGCCGGCGGTGTTGCCAGCGGTTTCCGATGCGCTGCCGAACGCCGATTCGATGGCCTTGCCGACGCCCTTCATGCTGGGCACGACCTGCACGAACGCGGTGGCGATCTCGATTGCCATGTTATGCCTCCCTGATGGTGGTGCGCGGTGCGGCCAGGTATGCGTTTAGTTGTTCGTCGTCCATCGCCATGACCTCGCCTCCCGTGGCTTCATGCCGGACGGTGCCGGGGCGTTGGAGTTGTCCGCGCCAGCGCGCGCCCTTGCGTGAGGCTTCCTTGGTTTTCGTCCAGGCGAGGAAGGCGAGGCTGTCGCGGATGTCGGCGAGGAGGTAGGTTTGGTCGTCCCATGCGAGTCGCGGGTTGATTTTTTGCCAGATGATGGCCTGGCGGGGCAGGTTGGCGGCCAGTGCGGCCGCCAGGTTGGCGGGCAGTTCGCCCGTCCATATGAGGTCGGTGTCGAGCCCATAGAAACGCTGGAAGTCCGCTTCGAGCGCGTCGGGCGCTGTGGCGAGCATTCCTATGAGCGTCAGGAGTTTGGGGCGACCTGTTCGAGGAGCTGGGCGATGAATTCGCTGACCTTGTCGATGCTCACGCGGCCGGTGTCGGGGTCGCGCAATGCGTCCTTCATCGCCGTGTACCGGTCGCCGCACAGCTTCTTGAGGAAGGGGACGATGGCGAACGCGCCGGTGCCGTCTCCGGTCTGGGCGGTCTGGAGGTCGTAGAGGTATTCGACCATGTCGAGGTCGTTGAAGATCGCGGGGCTGATGGTGACGGTGACGCCCATGACCTCGACGGTCTTGGGCTGGTTTTTCGGTGTCTTGTGGTCATGCGGCTGCTTGGCTGCCATATGCGTGTCCTTTCAGAGGGGGTGCGCCCGCCGGACGGCGGGCGCTGGGTGGAATTCACTTGCCGAGCGAGGCGGCGGTGACGTTGGCGATGTATTCGACGCTGGTGGCTCCGTTGATGAGGTCGCTCGGGTTGGCGCTCATGGTCACGCCGTAGCCGATGGCGTCGCCGGCGCTGTAGGTGGTGTCGTCGAATTCGGTGATGGTGCCGTCGGCGACGACGATGCGCTTGACGCGTTTGCCGGTCATGGCGATCTCGAACACGAGCACGAGGCTTTCGCCGGACGGGATGGCGTGGTAGACGGTGAGCTTGTCTGCGGTGCCGGTGACGTTGGCGGTGCCGAAGCGCAGTTTGAGGCTGGCTTCGTTGGTTTCGATCATGTTGAACTGCCATGTCTCGCCGTAGCCGCTGATCTCGGACAGTACCTTGATGCCGCCCATCTCGTTGATGTCGGTGGTGTCGGTGTCGGTGGCGTTGGTGACGCCGTCCTCGCTCAGGTAGCCGACGCAGGTGTATGCGGTGGTCAGGGCGGTGGTGGCGTCGGCGGGCAGGGCGGTTCCTGCGGGCGCGTAGTAGAGGCAGCCGGTCTTCTTGGGCTTGCCGAGGCTGACGTTTTTCTTGTTGTTGTGGTTGGTTTCGGCCATGATGGTGCCTTTCGGATGGTGCGGCGTCGTCTTATTGGGTGGCGGCGTCGAGCTGGATGGTGATCTGGTATCGGGGTTGGGGCGGCGGGCCGGGGTCGGGGAAGTCGGCGACGCTTTCCACGCTGACGGCGGCGATGGGGTCGAGCAGGTCGAGGTCGAGCAGTCGGGGCAGCACTTGGCTCGTGGCGAGCTGGGCGGCCTGCCATCGGCTTTCCGCCCATGCCTGCACGGCGATGGTGGGATGGCTGCTGTATTCGTTCTCGTTGCCGCCGACGCGCTCGATGGTGACGAGCCTCTTGGGTCGGTCGGCGGGCACTTCGAGGTATGCGGTCAGCCCGTCGCCGTCGGGGTCGGTGTCGATCCAGTCCTTGACCGTTTTTTCGAGGTTGATGCTCACTGCTGTTTCACCGCCTTGAGCAGCGTGTTGTGTTTCGCGTTGTCGAACGCGGCCGCGACGCTGCCTTTGGTGGTGGCGAGGGCGACCGCGCCGTGGTCGGTGGCGTGGGCCACGGCGTGGTCGTAGTGGGCGTTTTTGGTTTGGGCCAGCTCGTTGGCCGTGTCGGCGATGCGTTTTGCCTGCTCGGTGATGACGTGCATGGCTCCGGCGGATTGGCGGACTTGGCGGAAGCCGGCGAGGTTGAGTTTGACTTTCGGCATGGCGTGGTCTCCTATCCTCTGGTGTCGGCGAGTTCGACGGTGAGGTTCCATCGGGTCGGGGTCATGCCGCCCGTGTAGGGGCGTGGGTCTCCGATCACGGTGTATGCGACGCCGTCGATGACCGCCTTGGCCCCGCGCAGGCTCCGGTAGGGCCATGCGCGGGGCATGTGGATGGTTTTCGCGGTGCGGATGCCGTCGGGGCGGATGCCGTCGGTGAGGTTCGACTGGCCGCCGTCCTGTATGAGCACGTCGTCCACCTGTTCCTCGCTGATGTTCCAGATGATTCCGCCGCCGGGGTCTTCGCCGGCTTTGACGCGGTGGATGAGGGTGATGGTCTCGCCTTTCATGCCGCGCCTCCGGCCATGTCGTAGGCCCATGCCTCGCCGTCGCCGCCCAAGGCCTCCTTCTCACTCGTGGTGAGGTAGAGGTCGCCGGCCGGGTTGGCGTAGCTCAGGCTTTCGCTGTAGCTGCCGGCGGTCTGGGTGGATTGGGTGACGCCCGACATGTCGGGGCCGGCCTGCATGGCTCGTTTGACGGCCATGCAGGCGATGCGCTTCAATGTGGCGGGCTTGGCGGCGGGCCAGCGCGGGCAGGTGGTGCGGATCAGGTCGGATGCGTCCGCGAGCAGCGCTTCGGCGCGTTTGTATTCCTCGCCGGTGAGCGCGTGCCAGCGTGCTTCGAGGTCGCCGGCCTGCGCGAACGGCTTCTCGTCGTCCGTTTCGTCCTCTCCCCCGCCGGCCTGCGTCACGGTTGTGCCGTCGGACAGGTTGAGCGGGGTGCTGGGGTATCCGTCCATGCGGGGTCTCCTTAGGCGAGCAGGCCGGCGGCCTTGAGCTTGGTCAGCGTGGAGTTGACCTTCGCGACGATGGCCGCCGAGTCGGCGGATGCGGCGAGCTGCGCTTCGGCCGCCTGCTGGAGCACGCCGCCGCGCGCGCCGGCGGTCGGCGCGGGCGGCGTGAACGTAGACGGCTTGCCGGCGATGGCCGACCATGCGATGGTTGCGACGCCTTCCGCGAACGGGGTGCCGTCGGGCTTGACCAGACGCACGGGAATGGACAGGCCGGTCTCGTCGGCCTCGTCGGTTTCCTGTACTACGAGCGTCTGGGTGAGGGGCGCGGCCATCACTTGCTCGCCTTGACGGAGGATGTGGACTTCTTGAGCACGGCGATGCCCTTGGGGTCGAGGATCGCGTAGGAGTACATGGCCTCGGTGCGGTAGGCGATCTGGTTGACGCCCTTGAGGTCATTGCCGGTGTTGTCGGGGTCGCCGTATTCGATGATCTCGCTCCAGATGTCGCGCACCATGCCCCACTTGATGAGGCGGAAGTCGCCGAGGAAGGCGAGGATGCCGGTCGCCGGGGTGATGAGGCGGCCGTTGACCGTGCCGGACGTGGCGGCCGGGATGCCGTCGAGGTTGCCGACCTGAAGGTTGATCGGGATTTCCGGGTAGAAGCGCTGGCCGGTGGAGGGAACGCGGATCTTGCGCAGCTCGTTCGCCATGGTCTTGGACAGGGCGATGCCGTTGATGTCGTACTCGTCGCTGACGGCCTCGGCGAGGCTGTCGATGTCGGCGACGCGATCGTCGGTGGCCGTCACGCTGACCGCGCTTTTGGCGAGCGCGTTGAAGCCTTCGAGGGTCGTTTTCTTCTTGGGGTCGAAGGCGTGGTAGACGACGTAGTCGAGGACGCGGCCCATCGCGGCGGCCTGGTCTGCCTGGATCTTGCTGATGATCTCCAGTTTGGCGTCGTCGTCGGCCCACTGGAGCTCGTTGCTGAGGCGGGTGGTGGTCTGCACCTTGAAGCGCTTGCCGACGACCGGGGTGAGGGTTTCCTCGTAGCTGGACTTCTGCGCGCCTTCGGCGACGACCTCGGCTTCTGAATTGCCGGTGAAGACCATGTAGTCCTTGTCGAGGAAGAGCTGGGGTTCGGAGGGGCTGAGGGCGGCGATGGTGCTGGTGTCCTTGGCGCGCTTGGTGATGACGGTGGCTACTTCCTTGGGGAGCAGCACCTTGCTGGTGTCGAGTGCCATGATGATGGTTTCCTTTCGGATGGTTGGTGGCGGTTAGTCTTTGTTGCCGAACAGGGTGCGCACGTATGCCTTGGCGCGTTCGTCGGCGGTTTTGCCGTCGGGGTGCTGTGCCGGGTTGGGCACGTTCGGCAGCTTCGGCGCTGGGTGCATGAGCGGTTTGAGGATGTCGGCGTGCGCCTGGATCTCCTCTAGGGTGCTGCCGCGCAATGCTTCGGCCGGGATGCCGGTGGCGGCTGATACCTGCGTCTTCCATTCGGCCTGCTGTTCCTTGGCCTTGTAGGCGGCTACCTGCGCTTCGAGTTCCTGCGTGCGCTTGGCGGCCTTCTCGGTCTCGCTCATCTGGGATTCCTTGAGCTTTTCCAGCTCGTCGGCGGCGGCCTTGTTGGCCTTGGCCTTCTTTTCCCAGTCGCGCGAGTGGCCGAGCGCTTCCTTGTATTTGGCTTCCCAGTCGATCTCCTCGCCGTTTCCGTTCGGTTCGGCCGGCGGGGTGGGGTCGGTGGTGTCCGAACCGCCTTCGGCCGGCGGCGCGATGTATCGGATATAGGGGTGCTGGAGGTTGAGGAACATGGTTGTTCTCCTTGTGTTCGGGCCCTTTCCGGGCATTGAAAAAAGCCACCCGTGCGGGTGGCTGAAAACTCTTGGCCCGGTTGGCGGGCATGAAAAAGCCCCGGCGGATATCGGCCGGGGCTGGGATCAGTCGGCGAGCGCCAGTGCGATGAGGTTGCGGCTGGGCTGGTCGATGTGGTCTTTGGGTTTGTTGTGGTAGAGGCAGTGGAGCAGGTCTGCGCGCAGCTCCGTGTCGGTTAGTGTGACGCCGGTGTCTTCGATGTTGAAGTAAGGGGTTTCGAAGCGTTCGGAGTAGTCGAGTAGGAGCAGGTCGGTGTTGTCGTTGTGGTGTTGGGTGAAGTATTCTTCTTCGCTCATGACAATGCCTCCTGAATCATGGTATTGAACATCTTAGCCGATTCGGGGAAGTAGTTGGCGATGAGCCGCCATGCTTCGGGGTTCGCCATCTGCGCGTCGAGCATTTCGGCGAACGCTTCGGTGGATTGGAGTTGTCCGCTTTGCCGGAAGTAGCCTTTGGGGTGGCCGACGCTGCCGTGGTAGTCGTCGCCTAGGGCGGCTTGGAGCATGTCTTCGACGTTGCGGTCGGTTTTTGCGGAGTTCGTCGCGATCTCTCGGGCGATGGCCTTCATGACGCTTTGTCGGCCTGCGGGCTTGTCTTCGGCCATGAGGGTTGCCTGTGTGGTGTCGAATATGCGTTGGGCGTCCCTTTTGAGCACGTCGTTGAACAGTTTGCCGTTGTGAGGAGCCCATGAGAACGAGTTCTTGTCGAGTAGCCAGTCGAGCATGTGGCCGCTTTCGTGGAAGAGGTTCTGCACTGGGCGGTGTGCGTTGTCTCCGGCCATGACGGTGTCGAGGTTGAGGTGGATGCCGCCGTCGGAGGGACTGAAGTAAGCGCCTTTGGGGAGCCGTGTTTCTTTGATGTCGTATTGGGCGGCGTATTTGGCCCAGAGCCTCGCCGCGTCTTTGTGCTCGGTTTTGTTGAGGAGCCGGTTGACGCGGCGGGTATACGCTTCGCCGAGTTGTTGTTCGAGTCTGCTGCCTCGCGGGATGCGCAGGTCTGGCGCGAATTCCGATCCGTCGGTGAACATGTCCGGCGATTCGCTGCGCATCCACGAGAGCACGGTGTTGGGATCGCTGCCGTCCCCGGCCGCTTTGGCGGCGTTCTTTGCCTGCTGGTATATGGCCTTGAGTTTGTCGGGGTCGTAGCCGTCGATCTCGGTCTCTCCCCACGAGGGGACGATCTTGCAGTCGCAGTCGTGGTGGTACCTGTGCCACTTGCCGGCGGTGTCCTCGCTGGCATAGACGAAGCCTCGGGACGCGAGCATGGCGCAGAACGCGCAGGTCTTGCCTTGGGGCACTCGCGCGTATTTGGGGCGGGTGGGGTCGTTCTGGGCGGTGAACCGTCCTGTGAGGCGTGCGGTCTCGTTGATGACGTCCTTGGCCAGGCGCGCCCAGTCGTCTTCGGTGTAGCCTCGCGTGTTGACGGCCCAGAGGTGATCCATGGTCAGGCCGGCTTTGCTTCGGCCGTTGATGACGTCGGTGAATTTCGCGCCGACGTGCATGGTGTTGTTGTAGCCGCCGACGATCTGCCAGAAGGCGCGGTCCGAGCTGACCTGCGCCTCCTTGTAGTCGGGCATGCTGATGCCGGCGGCTTCGGCCCATGCGGCTCGCACGTTCCTGTAATAGTCCTGTGCGATGAGGTTGGCTTTGCGCGCGTAGTCTTCCAGTTGGCGTCGGGCTTCGGTGGTGGGATCATCGCCGAAGTAGAGGCTGTTGGGCACCATCGTCTTGGCTTCGATGATGAGGTCGGCGAGCTCGTCCTGATAGTCGTCCCACATGTCGTTGAGGTGCCCGTTGAACGCTTTACGCTGCGCCGGGCTGAGGTTGCTCAGCGGCAGGCTGTTGCTGTCCATTGGCTGCGGCCTCCTGCGTGTCGGTCTTGGCGGTGGCGATCTTGGCGCGTAGTTCGTCGATGGCGTTCTGCGTGCGCTGCTGTTTCTCGTAGGCCCTGTGGGCGTTGATTTCGTCCCATGTCAGGCCGGCGCGGCTCAGGCCCACGTCGCTGTCGGCGAAGGCGGGGTTGGTGGACGCGACCTTCTGGTACCAGTCGGCGCGGGCGGCGTCGCTGGCTTCCTTGGTGGGTGCCCAGATCGGTCGCAGTTGGCGGATGTCGGCCTCGTCCGCGCCCTGGGCGGCGAGCGCCATGGCGAGGATGCTTTTGATGCTTTCGCCGAAGCGTTTGTTTTGCCGGTCGGCGGTGCGGGCGAGTTTGCGTTCGGCTTCGGCCATGGCTTCGGCGCTGGCGGGGTTGTCCATGGTGATGCCGAGGTCGTTGACGGGGATGTCGGTTTCGCTGCTGACCATGAGGGCGACGGTTCTGAGCATGTCGGAGTGTGGCTGCATTGAGGCCTGTGTGAGTTGGCGCAGTTCGGGTTTTTCGCCGTTGCGGCCGGCGGGGATGCCGTTGATGACGCTGACGATGCTGCCCCATGTGTCGGGGCTTACCTGTCCTTTGTTGGCTCCGAGGAACCAGATGCGCGGTGCCGCGTAGAATTCTGCGGTCGCTTCCATGCGCACGAGGGTGCGCAGTCCGAGGTCGGTGAGGGCCATGAGCGGGCGGGTGATGCGGCTGGAGCCGAGGGGGCGGTAGAGCTGCTGGTCGCTGATGATCGGCACGACGGTGGGGTGGTCGAAGCCGGTTTCGATGCGTTCGGCCTGCCATGTGCCGCCGTTGCGGCGGCACAGGTAGACCTTGCCGGGCAGCCATACGTCGAAGCGGGTGATGTAGCCGTCTTTGTCTTTGTCGCGGATGGTCATGGCAGCGCCGATCCTGTCGTTGCCCCAGTCCCATAGGGCGCTGCTCCAGTCGGCGGCGCGGGGCGTGATCCGTATGTCGTCGCCGTCGCCGGAGATGGTCATGAAGCTGCATCCGTGCGTGTATGCGGACACGATGGCCTGCTGGATTTTCAGGCCGAACGTGTTCGCCGCGATGATGTCGTCTACCTGCGTCTGGAGGGTTTCGGGCGCGTCGATGCCTTCGAACACGGAAAGGTCGGCGAGCGCGCGGACGGCTTTGTTGGGCCAGCCGATCATTGGTTTGGCGAGGGCTTTCATGGCCGGCGGGATGCTGTAGGCGACGCCTTTGTAGTGGTAGTGGGCGAGGTAGTAGCTGGTGCGCAGGGTGTTGCGCGTGTAGTGGCGTCGCCATTGTTTGAGAAGTTCGTTGATGGTGGGCTGGTCGTCGGGGTCCACTCCGGCGATGGTGTTGGCGTAGGCGCTTTCGATGGCGAGCCAGCCGGCTTGTCCGCGCAGGATGGGGATGTCTTCGGTGTTCATGATTAGTACCATGCTTCCTGTTGTGCGGTGGGGTCTCTTCTGGTGGTCATGGCCCCGTGGAGGGCGAGGGTGACGGCGTTGAGCGGGCTGATGTCGGTGTCGTCGTCGGGTCGGTTCCATCCGAAGAGGCCGTTTTTGCCGATGGGGCGTGTGGTGGCTTTGCTGGCGGCTTGCCAGAGTGGTTGTTGGCCGTCTTCGGGCAGGTGGGTGAGGGTGCCGTCTCTGAGCATGTCCTGGAGGCGGCCGCAGGCGCGGCCCATGTCGGTGGCGGCGGTGACGGTGACGGTGACGCCGGCTTCGGCGAGGTCTGGCAGGAGCGCGGTGGCGGGGCTTTGCCCGTCGATGACGAGCGCGGCGGTTTGTTCCCAGACCTTGTCGATGAGGTTGACGGCCCACATGGTGCCGTCGTGGTTGGTGTCCCTGTATTCGGCGAGTTCGATGTGGGCGGTGCCGTCGTCGTAGCGCATGCATGCGCCGATGGTCAGGCGTGTGCGGGTGGGGTTCATGTCGATGCCGAAGCTCATGACACCGCCTGGACGGCGTTTGTCGATGGTGGCTTCCTCCCACTGTCGGCGGTCGATGGCGCGGCTGAGGGCGTGTTCGTCCCAGATGCCGAGGGCTTCGCGCCGGAAGTCGTCGCCGGTGAGGTTTTCCCACAGGTTGGCGATGGATTCGTCGCTGGTGTGGGCCGGGTAGCTGGGGTTGGCTTTCCTCCATTGGTCGCGGTCGAGCGGGTAGGCGTCGCGGTCGGCGGCGTATTCGACGTAGAGGGTGCTGTGGGTGCGGCCGGCGCGCGTTTTGTCCCTGAGGCGGGTGAACGCTTCGCCGTTGTCCCTTGGGCCGGGCGGGGTGCCCATGTAGATGGTCTGGGGGTTGTAGGCGCGGTTCTGGGTCGGCAGCATCGACGCCATCGCCGAGTCGGACAGGTGCTGGGCCTCGTCGATGACGAGCAGGGCGATCTTCTTGACGCCTCGCAATGCGCCGCGTTCGCGGGCGCGGAAGAAGATACGGCTGCCGTTGCGGAAGCGTATCTCCTCTTTGCCGGCGGCGAGGCTGATGCCGTGGTCGGGGTCCACGAGGCCGCTCATCTCCGGCCTGAGCACGATCGCGCACAGGCTTTCGAACGTGTCCTTGATGACGCTGAAGTGCTGGGCGGTCCATACGATGCGCATGCCGGGGGTTCGGGCGGCGCGGTGGATCGCGACCCAGCCGATGTCGTAGGTCTTGCCGGTCTGGCGTGGAATGGACAGTACGGCGTTGCGGGCGGACCAGAAGCCGTCGGCGCTTTTCGCGAGGATAATCCGGTTGATCTGCCGCTGCCAGACGTCGAACCGGTCGCCCGCCGCCGCGGCGAGGTTGTTCAGGCTCGGCTCTCCGCTCGTATACAGGTCGTCGGGGATGATCTGGCAGGCCGCCCCGTCAATCCTCGTGCTCATCCAATCGTTCGTCCTCCGTGTCCAGGGCCTGCATGGCCGGATCATGCTCGTTCGACGCCTTGTCGATCGCCTCGATCTCGGCGCTCATGTCCGCCAAGCGTTTCGTCAGACTGGCGAGGTCGCGTGAGCTTATCGACCCTTCGTCGAGCTTTTCGGCGATCAGGTTGCGCATCGCCACCAAGAGCCGCCGGCGGTCCCCGGAAGCGGCGGCGTTGCTGACCCTGCGCGACCTCGAAGAGGGTTTCGACCGGGTGGTTTTCGGCGTTCTGGCGACCATGACGGCTCCTTGCCAAGTGTGGAAAAAAGTCCGGGGGAAAAACGGCCCTTTGCCCGTGGTGGCCGTCAGGGGGCCGGGTGGGGGCTACTCCCCACCCCCGAACCAGTCCGAGCATCGGATCGGCTGGCTTGGAGCCGTGGTGTCGTCGTGTCGCGGCGCCTCGCCGTGGGCGATGAGGTAGGCGACGCGCTCGCGTGCCCATGCCAGACCGTGCGTGCCTTTGATGGCGTTGCACCATCGATGCGCCGGACCGCTGTTGTCGTGCGTCAGGGTGCCGCCTCGCGCCAAGGGTATCGTCTCGTCGATCACGAAGCTGTACGGGTCGGGCGAACGCAACGTGTAGTCGATGGGCCGATAGCAGATGTAGCAGTCGGCTTGCATGTGCCGCCACCGCTGCTGCTCCAGCCTGCGCCGATGCCCGTTGCGTTTGCGCGGGTTGCCGCTCACTTGAGCCTCGGCTTGCTGCTGCACTGGCTGACCTCGACGCCGGCCCTGAACACGATCTCGTCGGCGATCAACGGCACCCACACGATGCCCAGATCGTCACGAGAAACCTCCAGATAGGGCTGCCGGTCGGCCATCGCATAGGGGAAGATCACGCCATCCACGAGCACCCGCCCCCTGCGGGCGTCCACTTCGATACGCTTGGGATACAACGCCATGACACGCCTCCAATCGAACGCCCACACGAACAACAAACGGCGCCCGCCGTCGGGAAGCAGCGGGAAGAACCGCCGGCGAGACGTCTGTCTGCGGTGGTTTCTCGGGTGCCGCATACGCCGGTTATGCACGGTGCCGACGGCGGCTGGCGGATGGCGCGGGATTCGGACCCGCGAAGCATGAGGCTTGTCATGCTTGCCCGCCTAGCAAGCGGGTGCCTTCGGCCGCTCGGCCAACCATCCCGGATATGAGAAAAGCCCCGCCGGCATGGGCAGGGCTTTTCGATACTCCGATTACACGCGACAGCGTAACACGGAACCGGGTCAGGGTTCAAGCGTCGCCTGCGTCCCGCGCGTCCTTGGCTTGGGCGCACGCCAGCAATTCCAGAATGTTCCACGCCCAATAGGGGCCGTCGATGTGCCGCGTGCGGGGCATTTTGCCGCGCGTCCGCCAGTTCTTCAAGTCGTTGCCGCTCACGGCGACGCCAGTGTTCTCCCTGACCCATCGGGCGGCGTCGGATTGGGTGCGGGTGATGTGCATGAGGCCCGCGCGGCGCAGGTATTCCAACCGCACGCGCTTCAGATCGAGCCATGCGCCGCATTCGGGACACACCGCATACCGCGCGGAATGGGCGGCGTAGATCGGCGTGCGCACCGGTTCCCCATCATCCCCCAACGTGTTCAGGCAGTCGGGGCATACGCCGACAAGACGGCGCTCGTCGGCCCGCGTGGTGGCGGTTTCGACCTTTTCCGACAGTCGGATCAGGTCGGCGTATAGGTCGCCGGCCGTGTCGAGTCGTGCGAGGTCGTGCATGTGGTGCAGCAGCAGGCTGGTGATGTCGGCCCATTGCATGAGGGTGCGGGGGCGGCCGTATCGGTCGTGTCCGATCGGTTTGACGCCGAGCATGCCGCCGGTGAGTTGCAGGTGCGTTTCCACCGTGGAGTAGAGCGCTTGGGCGGCTTCGTTGACCGGTGGGGCCGCGTATGCCGCGTTGCCGTGGCGTGGCGAGCGTTCGCGGGTGGTGGCTTGTTTGTAGGCGATCTGTTGGAGGGCGGGCATGCCGGCCTTCAAGAGCCATGCGAGGCGTTTCGCCCAGTCCTTGACGCATTCCTTGCACAGGTTCGCGTCGCCGGCCGGTTTGCCGCAGGCCGCGCAAGCTCGTTGTTCCATCATCCCAGCCCTTTCGATGGTGCTATACTCACTTGTTGGACAATGCGAGCCTCTGCCGAAAGGTGGGGGCTTTTTACTTTCCCATAAAGCCGTTCCCGCCGTGGTGGATGGGCTGGGAACGGCTTGTTTTTCAACGGTTTGCTGGCGTTCCTTAACTTTCTCTTCTATTGTCGCCGATGCCGGCGGGTTTTTCCAGCGCGTACCGTGGTTCGAGGAATTCGGGGCGTTTCGGCTGCGCGGGTGCCGGGTGGGCTTGCAGGATGATGGCCTTCACCTCGTCGATGGGGATGCGCAGGGATTGCGCCGTCTCTTCGGGGCTGACGCCTTTGGTGCGCCAGTCCTCGATGATCCGCCGGATGCCGTCGGTGACTCTCACGCCCTCGCTCCTTCCTGATGGTCGAGTTGTTCGCGGGCCGAGCAGTCGGCGCACATCCGGGCGACGCGGCGCATGCATTTGCGGATCGCGGCATTGAGGGAGAGGGCGAGCACGGTGAACCGGCCGAAGCCTTCCTGGTGCGTCACGTCATGGCCGGGTGCGGCGGCGCCGCACATGAGGACGACCGGCCCGATCTGGTAGGCCGTGACGTCGATGTCTATCTTCTTGTTCATTTCCTGTCCTTTCTTTGTCTGCTCATGACGCCGTATCGCCGGCCGCCCCATATGCCCTGCAACGGGTAGCCGTTGATGCGGCTATGCCCATCGGCCCACTCGCGGCACTCGCCTATGACCGGGCATGTCCGGCAGACTGCGAGCGCCGTTTTGGTTTTGGATGGCCGGGTGCTGAACCAGAGTTCGGGGTCGTGGCCGCGGCATGCGGCTTGATGTATCCAGTTCATGGGTTATCGGTCTCCGTCGCGGTAGGGGTTGATGTGTCGGGCTTCTTTCATGGCGTCGAAGCGGCCGTAGCGTGCTTCCATGAGTTGTTTGCCTTCCTCGTAGGCTTGGATGGTTTCCGGGTTGGTGCGGGTGAAGGGTTCCACGGTGTCGCTGATGGCGTTGACATGCACGTTGGTGAAGCCGGCGGCTTCTAGGCGTTGCTGGATGGTGAGTGGGCTGTGGGCTGGCGTGTGGGCGGTGAAGCTGACCTGCATTATTCGAGGTTCCTTTCCGTGAGTCGTTTGGCTATGGTCTCGCCGAGCGGGGTGATCTGCCATCTTCCCCATGTGACGTGTTCGATGCAGTCCCGCACCTCCAATGCCTCGAAGGTGCGCTGGTGGTTGCGGTCGAGCGGGTAGGCGCTGCCGTTCTGCCAGATTTCCAATAGCAGTTCTCGCATGGCCGTGGTGAGTCTGATCCGTTCGCTCATGTGAGGTCTCCCGTCGTGTCGTCGAGCACCTGACAGGTGATCGCGTCGATACGCCCGCCTGTTTTCACGGTCAGGCACAGGCGTTTCACGTCGCCGGTCCGCCGCACCTCCTGCGTGACGGTCTGCGCCTCCTGTTCGCCGAGCGGGGCCTGTTCGCCGAGCCCGTACCCGACGGCCAGCGCCGCGGAACTGGCCACGACGATGGGCATGATTCCGACGGCGTATGGTCTGCCGTTCCTTCTCACTGCATTGCCTCCGTTCCGTTGATAAAGCCCCATGCGCTCGCGGCCACCTGCTTCCACCATTCGAGCACGTCGTCGGCGACGGCCTTGCCGCTCTCGTACACGGTCGGGCGCTCGCCGTTGGCCTCCCAGAGGGCGAGGGCGAGCAGGTCGAGTTCGTCGGGGGTGAGGGGCGTGGCTGTGATGGCTTGTTCGATGCGGATGGCGAGCGCGAGCGCATCGTTGTGGCCTTGGGTGTATCCGATGACGTAGGCTTCGGCCGGAGTGTCGTTGCCGAGGCCGGCGTCGGCAAGCGCGTTCAACGCTTGTTGTGTCAGGTCGATGCTCATGCGTCGTCCTTGTCTTGTTGGTTGGTGATTTGGCTGAATTGTTCGAGATGGCCGATCCAGAGCAATAGGGCGAGGGTGATGGTGCCCCGGTACATGTCCTGTGTGAGGCTGGGGTGCGCCGAGTAGAGCGTGTCGCCGGTCTCGTCGGATTGGATGGTGCCGAGTTTGATGGTGGTGCCGTCCGTCTGATCGCACATGATCCGAATGCGTGTCATGCGGATGCCTTCCTGTGCCGTCGTTCCGCCCGCCATTTCGGGTGGTAGAGCAGGAACGCCTTGAGCGTGCTTATCGGCTCCCAGAAGTCGCCATTGGGTAGGTCGAGCCGCCACCATTGCCCGCAGACCGGGCAACGCCATACCGGATCACTGCCCGCAGGCTTGCAATACTGACTGCTCACTGCCCCGCCTCCAGTTCACTGATGTCGGTCAGGATGCCGTAATGCTCGAAGATGAAGTCGATCATCAGGTGACGTCCTTCGATCGTGAACGAATACTGATCCGGGTCAGCAGACGTGCACGTATCGAACCGAAGAAAGGCGTCTTGCAGAGCATCGGCCACATCTTGGCGCGTGAATATCTTCCCGACCTGTTCGCTCATTTCAGCGCCTCCGTCCGTGCGGCCGTGATCGCCAACCGCGCCAACCTCCGGTATTGGACTTTCGCATCCGGGTTCATGTCCGGCCACAACGGCAAGACCTCTTCAACGCTCATACCCGACGTGCCGGTGTAGATGGCGAGCGCCGCCATATCGATCTCACGATCCGTGGGATTCCTCGTCGCCCCGGCCCCGTACGCCTTCCGCGACGCCAAACACGCTCCGAGCCTCGTCTGAGTGACGGGGCGCTCGCCGTTGTCGGGGTAGGGGTAGCGTTCCTCGATTTCGTGGGTGATGATGCTGGTCATGCTTGGTCTTCTTTCAAATCGGTGGACTGGTATTCGAGCAGGTAGGGGCTGAGCTTGTCTCGGTGGTCTCGGCGTATGTGGATGGTGCCGATGGTCTGGTCGTTGAATCGTTGGGCGCAGTCGGGGCATATGTCGATCTCGATGTCGTTGAGCTGGCCCATGGAGGTGCGGTTGGCCGAATACCCGGACAGGCTGAATCGCAGTGCCTTGCGTTTGCTGGTTTCCGTGCCGCATTGGTCGCAGTAGATGCGTGTGCTCATTGTTGGTTCCTTTCGTGGTCTAGGAGGATGTCGAGGTTGGCGAGGGCGGTGTCGGTGTCTCCGAGTGCGAGGTCTCGCCATATGCGGTATTCGTGTTCGAGGCCGTTGGCTTCGGCTTGGCCGCGTAGCCGGGTGAGGATGCGGGTCTGGCGTTGCGTCCATGCGATCTTTTCGCCGTAGTCGATGACGCGGCATAGGTACCATCGGGCTTTTTCGAGGTCTTCGACGGGTCGGCCTTTGCTGTGGTAGCGCCAGAGGTATTTGATGGCGTTGCCGAGGCAGAAGGTGGTGTCGGCGGTGAGGTCGATGCATTCCATGCCGGGGTGTGAGTCGGTGTAATGCTTCGGGCTGTTGACGGGGTCGTTGATCCAGCTCATTGCTTGTCTCCTTGGGTGACGGTTCGCATGATGTCGAGGTAGTTGGCGTAGTCGTTGCGGTCTCGTGTGATGCAGTCTTCGACCCTGTGGGTGCCCGTGTGGCCTTGGTAGGGGTTGTGGTCGAGGGCTAGGTCGCTGATCCGGTAGGTGCTCAAATCGAGTTTCCGGTGGTTGGCGAGGGCTCTAAGCCAGTCGGGGTGGAGGTGCGGGGCGAGCTGGTTGGTGAGTATGTCGATGTCGTAGTCCACGTTGGTGCCGGCCGGGTGGAGCACGTACTGGGATGCCTCGGTGTTGAGGAATTCGCTTAGGTTGCGGGCCACGTTCGCGTATCCGTATTCGTTGGGTTCGGTTTCCATGACGGTGTCCAAGAGCCCGTTGTCGAGGTGCATGCGCAGCACGTATGGGTCGAGGTCGTAGAGGCTCACATCGTCGGGGCGGACGGGGCTGATGAACCGGCCGCCTTCCTCGGCGGCGTCGAGGCTGGTGACGATCATGCCGATTTCGAGGATTTTCGCGTCGGTGCGGCTGATGCCGGTGGTTTCGGTGTCGATCCACAGGAGCATGTGGGGTTTCTCGGGCGGTCGGGGCGGGTCGAGCGGGATCGACCGGCCGCCGACGGTGAGGTTCCTGACACTGGTGTTCATTCTTGGATTCCTTTCCTGACGCTGACGGGTCAGAACAACATCGATTCGTGCATCTGCCCGTCCAACTCACGCAAGATGCGCACGCTCGTGGCCCAATACGTCTTCTTCAGTTCGATCGACAGGCCGCGCCGGCCGAGCTTGACGGCCTCGTACACAGTCGAACCGATCCCTCCGAACGGATCGAACACAAGCTCACCCCGGTTCGACCACAACCGGATGCAACGGGCGATCAGATCCAGCTGCAACGGCGAGATATGCCGTTCATCATCGGAATCCTTCGCCAGCCGGGCGTTCAGCACGTCGACCTGCTTGATGTCCATCCACACGGGGCACACATGCCGCTCCGATCCAAGCGTCTCGTCGTGCCCGTAGTCGAACCAGATCGGGGAAGCCCATTGAATCCACTCGTCGTTCGTCACGTCCGTCTTGACGGGCACGGGATTGTCGCCCGGCTTGCGGAACAAAAGCACGTAATCCGCATACGCGGGACGACTCATCGCGGAATCCTTGTTCTTCGTGGTGAACATCAATCCCTGCGCCTTCGTACGGATCGCCTGAGACTGCGGATCCTTCCACACGCACACCTCACCGTGGTAGATCCACCCGGCCGACTCGTAGTCACGGATCACGTCGCCACGAAAATCATGCGTGCCCACATACCCGAACGACGACTTCGTGCGACTCAACTGCGTGCAATGCACACACGCCAACCGCCCCGGCATCGTCACACGCAACAACTCGCGGATGATATACCCATACTGCTCATGAAACACGTCCGCACTATGGTTATTCGACAGATCACGGATCGAATCGGAAAACGTGAACAGACTCACGAACGGCGGCGACTGCACACTCAACCCGACCGAATCCGCCTCGATCTCACCCATGCGCTCGCAGCTGTCGCCGAGCCAGAGCTGCCAGTCGTTGCCCTTGGCCTCGTCGGTGGTGTATGTTTCGTCGATCATGTCATGCCGCCTTTCTGTAGTTGCGTGTTTCGTTCATGGTGGCCACGAGGTCGGCGCTGAGCATGGTCGCCTCGTGTTCCTTGCGTTGGATGTTGGCCGCGATCTCGCTTTCGAGGTCGGAGCAGACGATGTGCACGTCCACGACGTGGCGCTGCCCGAATCGGTAGCATCGTCGGATCGACTGGTAGTAGGATTCCCAGCTGTCGTTGATGCCGCAGAAGATCATGCGGTGGCAGTTCTGCCAGTTGAGGCCGAACGCGGCCATCTGGGCTTTAGTGACGAGTACGCGGATGTTGCCAGCGGCGAAGTCGAGGAACGCCCGGGCCTTGTCCTCGGCGCTCATGCTGCCTTTGACGTTCACCGCGCCGGGGATGAGTTTTTCCAGCCGGTCGGCCTCGTCGTTCAGCCCGCACCAGATGATCCATTGGTCGTCGGGGTGCCGGTTGACGAGTTCGACGCTTTTCGCGACGCGCGCGTCCAGCGTTTCGCGGCGTACGCGCGAGCGTCCTCCCACGCCGCCGATGTCGGAGGCGAACAGCTGCCCGTCCGGCACGGATCCCCGGTATGGTACGTAGTCGGCGTCCACGTGCAGTCCGGGCAGTTCGAATCCGGCGTCGCTGCCGCCGATGTCGGATGGTTTGCGCAATGCGATGGCCCATTGGGCGAGCCATCGCATGAACGCGGTTCGGCCGTGTCCCTTCAGCCGCCATCCGCTGCCCTTGTCCGCGCCGAGGTTGTTCGTGAAGTACGTGGCGAGGATCTCCTGTCGGGTGGAGTGTCCGAGGAATTCGGCCTGCGAGGTGAGTTCCTCGGGGTCGTTCGGCGCTGGGGTCGCGGTGCATGCCAGACGGTGGCGCACCGGTTTGAAGTGGTTGATCAGCATGGTGCGGGTCTTGCCGGTGGATTGTTTGAGGATCGACGCCTCGTCCAGGACGACCGCGTTGAACATGTCGGCGGGGAACGATTCGACGCGTTCGTAGTTCGTGACCCATACGCCGTCGCCTGTGATCTCGTCGGGTGTTCTCACGTAGGTGGCGGTCAGGTCGAGCTTGCGGGCTTCGCGGCATGTCTGCTCGCATACGGCCAGCGGGGCGACGACGAGCCTGCGCCCGTCGAACCGGCGGGCCCATTCGAGCTGCATCATGGTCTTGCCCAGTCCGGTGTCGGCCCAGATCGCGGCTCTGCCTACCTTGAGCGCCCATGAGACGATGCGTTTCTGCCAGTCGAACAGTCGGGGGTGGAGCGTTCCCTCGGGGACGTCGATGCCGTCGGGCGGTTCCGTGTCGCGTTTGCGTTTCAGGAATTCGTGGTAGCTGATCATTGTCGGGATCCTTTCGGGTGTTTGATGTCGGGGATGTAGCCGGGCTGGTCCGAGGGTGGTTCGGCCGGGGTGCGGGTGCCGTCCGCGTTGAGCTGCTGCCAGCCGACGGTGCGGTAGTAGACGGGGATGGTGGCGGGGTCTCTGCCCATGTGGACGAGGTAGCCGAGCCGGTAGGCGCGTGCGGGGTGGGCGTGGACCCATCCGTGGCATCCGGTGGTGCCGCTGCCGCACAGGGTGAGCAGGTTGCCGGGCTCGTGCAGGTTGTCGTAGCCGTGGCCTTGGCTGCGCATTCTGCGGTGGTGGATGCTGTACCCGCTCCAGCCGGTGTCGATGGGCTGGCCGCAGATGGCGCATTTGAAGCCGTCGCGGTGGAGGACTTGCCGGCGGGTTTCGTTGGTGGGTTTGGTGCTCATCTCTGGGCCTTTCGTTGGCATTCGTTGATGATTTCCTTGGCTTTTTGTTCCGGGTTGCTGCCGGTTTTGACGCTGGCCCAGAAGTCGGTTCTCATCGCGTCGGTGAAGGTGCCGGCCGGTACGTGGTCTCGGATGTGGCCGGTGATCCACCGGTCGTCGATGACGGTGCCGTCGGGCAGCGCGTGCCGGTAGGGTTTCGGCCGGCTGGGCATGGTGTCCATGTATGCGCCTTGGCGCAGCCATCGGCTCATGTTGGGCGCGTATTTGGGTTCGTCGATGGTTTTGGCGTAGGCGATGGCACTGGCGATGAGCTGTCTGGGGTCGGCCGGCGGTCGGCCGTAGACGCCTTGGATGGCGAGGTTCCACGCCTTTTCGGCTTCGGTTTTGCTGCCGGTGTGGCGCGGGTAGGCATTCCATGCGGTCTCGAACGGGTCTTCGAGCATCCTGGCCTCGAGCTCGGCCATGGTGGTGCGCTCCGGCTCCGACTCGGACACCGGTGTCGGCGTCGGTGTCGGCGCGGAGGGGTTGGGGGAGGTTATATCGGTATGGGAATAGGTATAGGTAAGGGTGCTTCGTTTTTGCTTGCCGGTTTGCTTCGCGTTTGCTTCACCTTTTGCTTCGGCAAGTGCTTCACCTTTTGCTTCGTCCGGTTGAAGCATTTGCTTCGCGTTTGCTTCACTGTTGCTTGAGGCATTTGCTTCGTTTTTGCTTCGTCTCGAGCGGCCGGACGCCTTGCCTCCGGCACGGCCGGCGCGGGCGCGTTTTTCCTGTAGTTCCTTGGTGGCCGCGTACTTGCAGAGCATGGTGCCGTCCGGGTTGGCGGCGACGATCTCGAACACGTCCGGCTCGGTTTCGCGCCACAGGCCGGCGTCCACGAGCTGGCGGGCGAGCTTCGGGCTGCCGCCGAGCTTCCTGACGCGCTGCATGGTGATGGCCCCGTCGTAGTCGCCGTGGCGCAGCTGGCGTCCGACGTAGCTGCCGGCGAGAGCCCACAGGCCAATCGCGGACAATGGAAGCTCCTCGCATTGCGGGCTGTCGTAGATGCCGTCGTCGATCATGAACCAAGTCATGGTGAACCTCTCTCAATGTGTGGTTACTTGATCTCGCCGGTGTTCGGATCGACGGCCTCTCCTCCGTCGGTCTCGTCAGCATCGTCGTCGAGATCGGGATAGTCGGGCGCGCTTTCCTCGAACGTGGCGAGGCTGTCGTGGAGGTTGTCGTACAGGACCGCGCGGCGTGCGTCCTTCGGATAGGTGAGCAGCCGGTTGATGACCTCGGCGCAGTCGATGATGTGCTGCGCGAGCACGTCCGTGTCGTACACGGCCTCGGTGTACGGGTCGATCTGATGGAACTTGTCGAGGTAGGCGTCTTTGGTTTCGAGCTGCATCTTGTGGTTGACCGCGCGGCGGAAGTCCACGGCCGCCTGCTTGATCTTCGCGCACGAGCTGTTGAAGTCCAGCAGGCCCAGCGGGCTCATCTCGTCGGGTATGAGCGCGTCCTGAACAAGTCCCGAGTCCTTTTTCTTTGCCATGAGGGTGTCCTTTCTAGAATTCCGGTTCGCCGGCATCGGTGGTGAACGTGTCCGGCGTGTAGCCGCTACCGCCGTTGGCCCACGGGTCGGTTGCGGGCGGCTGAGACGGCGCGGTGGCTGGCCGTGGGCCGACGGGCGGGTTGCCTGCGGGGTTGCCGTAGGTGCTGCCGTAGGTGCTGCCGCCCTGATAGCCGTTGTGGCCGCCCTGTTTCGTGACCTGCGCGGTCGCGTACCGGAGGCTGGGGCCGATCTCGTCCACGGTCAGTTCCATGACGGTGCGGTTCGAGCCGTCATGCGCCTGATACGAGTGTTGGGAGAGGCGGCCTTGGGCGACGACGCGCATGCCCTTCGAGCATGATTGGCTGATGTGCCTGGCGAGGTCGTTCCACGCCGAGCAGCGCAGGAACAACGCCGTGCCGTCCTCGTACTGCTGCGTCCGGCGGTTATAGGTGCGGGGCGTGCTGGCGATCGTGAACGACGCGACCGGATTGCCGTCGGACAGGGTGCGCAGTTCGGGGTCGGCGGTGAGGTTGCCGATGATCGTGATGACGGTTTCGCCGGCCACTAGTCCTCGTCCTCCATGTCCTCGGCTGCGCCGCTCGCGATGCCCCATGCCACGTCCTCGCGGCGGCCGTGGCAGTGCAGGGCGAGGTCGGAGAGCGCCACATAGGCCATGTCGGCCACGCCGCGCATGTGCCCCAGCTCGGCTAGGGTCTCCCCGTCTTCCTCGGCGATGTCGTCGGCTCTTCCCTCGGTGCAGCCGAGCGGCCGGCCGGCCAGCTCCTTCGCCAAGCGTTCCTCAAGCGAGATAACGGTCATTTCATGATTCCTTCATCTGGTAGTCGGCCTTGATCTTCCACATGCACCGCGAGGTGATCTGCCGTCGGTCGCGGTCAACGACCACGTCGCCGACACGCGGGAATAACAGCGTGCGATCCCACTGCGGGTCGCTGTTGAGCCGGCGGATCGTGTCGATGAGCGAGTCCAGGAGCTCGCCGGCACCCATGTGCAAGGCCTCGTCGGTCAGGGGCCACTCGAACAGGCTGCACCCCTCTTCCCTGTAGTCGTATTCGTCCGGTGACGGCTGTGATGCCATGCGTGTTCCTTTCCTTGTGCGCGGAGTATGCGGGTTGCGGTCGCGCTGGCCCCGGTCGGGACGGCCTCAGGAGTCGAAGCCTGCCGTGTCCATCGCTCCCCGCTCGCACTGGCGTTCCGCGTGTCCTGTCAGTGGCGTGCGAGGGGGCGACGTTGACGCGATCGCAGTGGACGGCGGCCGAATCGAACGGCTTCCCGGTCTTTGCCCGCGCCCGCCTGACGCGAATCTCGACCGGGGGCGAACCTGCCCGCCCTTGGTGCGTCGCCGGTGGAGAGGACCGGCGGCGCGATCATTGAGAGAGGTGGTGTTAACGACTTGTTCCTTGTCGCCGCCCGCCATATTGGAAGGGAATGCAATGATGGCGGGCAAGTCTCATATGGTCAGCACGAGCGCGACCATGCCGGCGCGCCAGAACGTGCGAGCCAACGTGTCCGACGGCTTCCGACTCGCCTGAGACGGGTCGATGAGGGCGATGTCCGCAAGCTCGGCGAGCACGTACACCGCGAGTACTGTCCACTGCTGCCAGACGATCCCGCTCACTGTTCGTCTCCCTGCTCCTCGACGATGGCGATGAACAGGGTCGGCACGACGAGGAACGCCCACCACGCGGCCAGCCCATTGCCGAACGGATGCATGCAGGCGTCATGGGTGAACAGCCACACAATGCAGACGATGAACGATATGACGGCCATGAGGCCGATCGTGTACGGGTAGCGCTTGAACATGACGCCGCCCTTACTTGGTCTGGACGAGCGTGTCAGCGCCGTCCGGGACGACGACGAGCTGATCCGCGTTGGACAGAGCGTCGATATAGTGCTGTTTGAGCACGTTGTCGGTCAGGCTCTCGTTGAGCACGGCGTTGGCGTCGGCCTCGCCCTGCGCCTTGATCTTCTTGGTCTCGGCCTCGGTCTTGGCGACTTCCTGCTCGTTCATGGCCTTCTGCTTGTCGATCTCGGCGGCCTGCGCCTCGTTGTATTTCTTGACGATCTCGTCGCCATAGCGCACGTCCTGCACGCTGACCTGTTCGACGGTCAGGCCGATCTTCCTCCACTTGGCCGCCAGCGCATCTTGCACCGCCTTCGTGTATTCGCCTCGGTTGGTGAGCATCGTCAAAGTGTCGAACCGGCCGGACTGTTCACGAGCCACGCTGCGAAGATCGTTGCTGATGTAGTTCTGCGTGAACGTCTGCTGCTTGCCGTACTCCGAGTACAGGTATTCGGCGGCGCTTGGATCAAGGCTGTAGTTGACCTGAATGTCGATGTCTGCGGAAGCTCCGCTCCTGTCGTTGACGGTGACTTGCTTGCCGACCGCGCTGCCGCCGTCGTACTTGTAATCGGTGTCTTTGTAGAAGTTGATGAGGTTGTTGCGGGTGTCGTATTTGACGATGCTCTGCCACGGCGTCTTCAAATGGAAGCCCGCGTCTTCGGAATGGCCGGCCAGACTGCCGCCCATGTTGCGGATGACCGCGACCTCGCCCACGTCCACGGAGTACAGGCATGCGGGGATCAGCAGCATCAATCCGACGAGGCCCGGAATGAGGCCGATGCCGGCCCCCTTGACGTTGTTGGACAGCGCGATGCCGGTGACGGCGGCGCTGAAGAGCAGCAGGACGATGGAGATGACGAACCAGATCATGAGGGTTCCTTTCAGAGGATAAGGCCCTTTCCCCGTGCCGGTAGGCTTGAGGTGCCAACCAAAAATCCGCACGACGCGGGGAAAGGAAGAATTTTCAATGCAGACACAACGAGAGGCGCTTAACGAAGCGCTCGACAATCTCCGTGTCGGAACCAGTAGCGCCGCTTGGCTCCGGGATCATGCAGAAAGCGAAGAGGTGAGGAAACTCGCCCGCGCCGTTCATTACATCGGCTTCGGCGCTCAGCAGATCGCCATCGCCCTCACCGACCGAAACAAGACCAAGGACTTGTAGGAGAAACAGGGACACCGCGTCGAGCTGTGCCAGAAGCGCACGCCTGTCCAGCTTCTCCGAGATTCGCCTGTATTCGGAGTCCCCCAGTGCCTCGCGCACGGCAGCCTCTGAATACAGGGACGCTTTCATGCGCAGCATGCCGGCGTCCTGAAGATTGTGCTGCAACGTCTCCAGAGAGGACAGCAACGCAGGTTCACAATTGGACTTGCTCATTTCGCCGCCTCTTCCGGTTGGGGGTTGTCCGCCGGCCACGGGTCAAGAGTGCGACCCATGAGATAGTCCACGGACGTGTCGAAGAAGTCAGCGAGCGCCACATAGTCCTTCTTGGTGAAGCTGCGAGTGCCGTTGATCTTGCTGGACAGTGCTTGCCGAGTCAGCCCGATCTCGTCGGCGAGCGCGGACTGTGTCATGTTCCGCGTATCGAGCAAGTCGAGCACGATTTGTGCTGTCTTGTTTTCCTGTGTTTGTAACCGCAT